AAAATGGGTTCTGGGGGCATGTTAGTTTTCGAACCATGCGAATTAACTGTCGCAGTTGGTGAGAGTGTTACCTTTATAAACAACGAACTACCTCCTCACAATGTAGTCTTCGATGAACCTTATCAGGAAATGTCACACAGTGACCTAGCCTTTACAGGTGGTGAAAAATTCGATCTTGTCTTTAATGAACCAGGAGATTATCATTTCCAATGTGATCCTCACGCAGGTGCAGGTATGAAAGGTGTAATACATGTCACAAACTGAGTACGAAAAGCGTGCTAAAGATCCTTGTTGGCAACGTAATCTTGGTCAAGAGTTAATCTCATTATTTCCTATTACTTCACATGATACAAGTTATCTGTGGAGGAAAGAAGATGGGTCATACTATTGGCAACATTCTTGGAAGAAAGCAGAGGATGATATTTTTGTGGACGTTAATAACTTACAATTAGATATGTTTGGGACTCCACATCTATCTGACGATTGGGTAAGGGCAGAACTGTTTGGAGTATAAATTATATTAATACTACAAATCAGTATATGTTATCAACACAATATCGCCTTCGGTTAGAAGGCATTTGCAAAGATATTGCTTCTGGCAGCGAAGTAAGTATAGATGATATGATATGGGCACAAAAATTAGCAAAGGCAAATACTTCTGCTAGAGGTATGCTGAACACGGCTCGTAGGATGAGTACAAATCCTGACGAGTCTTTTCTTAACCGTCTGAATATTGGAGACCCCGACTCAGGCAACCATCGTAGGGGTTTCGGAAGTCCAGAAGATGTGGTAGACTGGTTCCATCAAGAGAGAAGTGATGATTGGAGACAAAGGGACTGACCTCTGGTCAGGTTACAGGCAAGCAGTATTTGATACCTTTCCTGATTTACAATATGAATATAATCATGCAACTTGGCAGAATGAGAAAGGAGTTAAGTTAACTGCTGACTTATACAGTGGTAAGTACTTCCTTAAGTCTAGGCATGTAGATATATGGGATGGTAAGCAACTTAATATTCATAACAATATAATATATCCTAAGACACCACAAGTAGGAGACGAGATAATCCCTTGCTTTGGTATGGACTTGATGGGATTTAGTGAAAAGAAAGTTATAATAGTATTTGATTTCCAACATCCAACAGAGAAATATTTGTATGAGGTAGAGAGTCTACCATATGCAGAGAAAGATTATAGATTCTTTGAGAAGGGTAATCATTTCTCTAAGAACATTTACGTTAGATACTGTAAGGCAGACGAAGTAAATGATTATCTACCAATGTTTAAAACATATCTAATTTGGTATAAGCATTTAATAGACGAAGGAAAACCTACAGGAGAAGATACAACTCACTATCATGACTTCGATAAATACATGATCAAGTTAGATCCTATCTCAGGTTATCTAGGAAGTGCTTTCGGTAAGGAAGAGTCTGAGCAATTGATCAAGGAGTTCTTTTTTAGTTATGCGTGAGTTAGTAGAAGTTATTCGTAATGGTTGGGAAAGTTTAGAAGCAGTTCCTATAGACAATCCACTTGCAAAAGTAGAGAAGGATGACCTTACAATAAACAATGAGATGTATAAATGTAAGGGTCTTAGGAAGATTCATCTCGAAACTGCTAACGCAGGTAACTTAAATATAGTTCATACAGTATTCTGGCCAGATCCTAATTATAATATTCCGATCTTCGGGTGTGATATAGTCTCCGTGGGGAATATAATTACTGCTGCTATTGTAGATATTTCACCTGTTCGTGGATGCGAGGATATTTACAATAAAATATCACCAATAAGTAACTCATTTCAGTTTAGTGAGAAGAGAGTACTCCCATTATGGGCAGATGATGTGTTCTCACCTCACTGTAAATTTGTAAGACTATCTAAACCTGCAGAGAAAATAGAGTTTGTAAGAATTGCAAAGGAGTATCTTAATATTGTATGCGATAGAGTTAGGGAATCAGAATATGATGAGGTATGGGTGAGAACAATGCTAAGATATGATGATCAAATCTGGTATGCCAAACAACAAAGGAAAAATAAAAAGACATTAGCAGTCTTAAGTAAATGGTTTGACTCAGATTGGGCGAGTACATATATCGACGAGGTTCTATTCGATGTCCCAAGTAGTCCATAGTGTAAACATAATGATACTTATCTTGGTTATAGCAGTTACCATAGTAATTGCCTATATACTAAAGATGGCTTATGAGGAAATGAACGATGGGAGCAATGACACCCCCAAGTAGGAAGAGTTGTTATAACTTCCGAGTAGTAAGTGTAGACAGGGTACTAGATGGCGATACTATTGACGTTACTATTGATCTTGGGTTTGACCTATACAAGAAAGAAAGAGTTAGAATTGCAGGAGTTGATACGCCAGAGAAGAGAACGAGAGATCTCGAAGAGAAGGCGTTAGGTATTGATGCAACTAACTGGATGAAAGGTACACTTGAGGATACAATCAATGGAGACAATGAACTCATTATTCGAACTGAACTTAAAGGTGGGGTTGGTAAGTATGGTCGTCTACTTGGTTGGTTATACATTGGTGATGAAGAGGTATCTCTCAACGAACAGATGATCGCTGAAGGGTATGCATGGGAATATGATGGTGGTACTAAGAAGAAAGATTTCGAAGAACTCAGAGAAATTAGAAGATCATTCGGAACATTACAAGAAGGATAAGTGGCAACAACACAGGACATATACTTAGGTAACCCGAACCTTAAAAAGGCAAACGTACCTACGAACTTCTCACCTAAACAGGTGAAGGAGTTCATTAAGTGTAGCCAAGATCCTGTACATTTTATTCAGAACTACATCAAAATTGTATCACTGGATAAAGGTTTAGTACCTTTCGACATGTATGACTTTCAGGTTGACATGGTTAGGAAGTTTGATCAAGATAGATTTAATATAGCAAAGTTACCAAGACAGTCAGGGAAGTCAACTATCGTTACTTCCTATCTGTTGTGGTATGTACTCTTTAATGATAATGTAAATGTCGCAATCCTCGCAAACAAAGCAGCCACTGCAAGAGAAATGTTGGGTCGCTTACAACTTTCTTATGAGAATCTCCCAAAATGGATGCAACAGGGTATTGTCGGATGGAACAAAGGGAGCTTGGAGTTGGAGAACGGAAGTAAGATCCTTGCTGCTTCTACATCTGCTAGTGCTGTTCGGGGTATGTCCTTTAACGTTATATTTTTGGACGAATTCGCCTTCATTCCGAATCATATTGCTGACCAGTTTTTCAGTTCTGTCTATCCTACTATATCTTCTGGTAAATCAACAAAAGTTATTATCATTTCTACCCCTCACGGGATGAATATGTTCTACAAACTCTGGCATGATGCTGAGAGAGGTAAGAACGAGTACACAACTACGGAGGTTCACTGGTCTCAGGTGCCTGGTAGAGACGATGTATGGAAAGAACAGACCATAGCCAACACTTCGGAAGAACAATTCCGAGTTGAGTTTGAGTGTGAGTTCCTAGGATCTGTTGATACATTGATCTCAGCGTCTAAATTGAGGACTATGACCTATGAAGATCCACTAACAAGCAATCAGGGGTTGGATGTTTATATAAAACCAGAGGAAGGACACCAATATACTATCACTGTGGACGTTGCAAGGGGTGTAACTAAGGATTATAGTGCATTTACGGTGATAGATACGTCAACAATACCCTATCAGTTGGTAGCAAAGTATAGAAATAACACAATTAAACCATTATTATTCCCAAATATCATACATCAAGTGGCATGTGCATACAATCATGCGTATGTATTGGTAGAAGTTAACGATATTGGTGCACAAATAGGAGATATTTTACAATTTGACCTAGAATATGATAATCTATTAATGTCTGCTATGCGTGGTAGGGCAGGACAGGTCATTGGACAGGGATTTAGTGGTACAAAAGTACAATTAGGTGTAAAAATGTCCACTACTGTCAAGAAACAAGGGTGTTCTAACCTAAAACAGTTGCTAGAAGACGACAAATTATTACTAAACGACTATGACATCATCTCAGAACTCACAACCTTCATCCAAAAAGGACAAGCATGGGAAGCAGAGGACGGTTGCAATGATGATCTTGCTATGTGCTTGGTTATTTTTAGTTGGCTCGCAACTTCCGATTATTTTAAAGAACTTCACGACTCCGATGTAAGAGCAAGAATGTATAAAGAGCAAAGGGAAGGCATAGAACAAGACATGGCACCCTTTGGTTTTGTCGATGATGGTCTAGGAGATGAGACAGAAGTCATTGATGGTGAAGTATGGCAAACAAACAACCAGACTGGTGTCATGGATGAGTATGGAAATAGATCTTACATGTGGGAATACCTCTCATGATGGAAGCATTTACTGATATACAGACCCAGATTGAGTTAGAGCATTTATTGTTTAAAGAAAGAAGATGTAAGACATGTGGACAAGATAAGAACTTATTAGAAGATTATTATATGACCCGTAAAGACAGAGGTGCAACACCCTCTGCTTTTTCGTATGAGTGCAAAGTATGTACTATAACTAGAGTTACTAAAAATAAAAGAAGACCTAGACCTTTACCTCCTTACCTAGCAGATTATCCAGACTGGTAGTTTCCGCTAAGTTTCCCCGTGGAAAAACACCTTTTAATAAATAATTAAAGCATCCAAGTAATGACCACAAGGAGATATTAAAGATGGCATCAACACAAGCATCACCAGGTGTTGTCGTACTAGAAAGAGATCTGTCTCATACCACCAATGCAACGGTGGATAATGTAGCTGCTATAGCAGGTGCATTTGAGAAAGGACCTGTAGAAGAGGTTCAGACAATTTCTTCAGAACGAGAACTAATTGCTACATTTGGTAAACCAAATGATTACAACTATGAGTATTGGTTCGCAGTTGCACAGTTCCTACTATACGGTGGATCTGTCAAAGTAGTGCGTGCCGACAATGCATCACTAAAGAATGCTATTGACGCTACTCAAATCACACAGACAACATTCGACGCTACAGATACAACTCTAACAGTTACATCTGCAACTGGATTTGATGTTAACGATTATCTTAAAATCGATGCTGAAATTCTTAAGATTACTGCTATCTCTGGTCTAGACATTACTGTTACTCGTGGAGCATGGAGCACATCTGCTGTATCTCACGCTGCATCTTCTCAAATCGCATTGATCGAACCTGCAGGAACTGCTTCTACAGTTAATGAAGGTGGTACTTACAGTGATTCTGATACAACTTTAACAGTTACTTCTGCTGCTACTTTAGGTGTACAGAATAACAGTTACATCTTGATCGACTCTGAAATTCTTCAGGTTACTGCTATCAGTACAAACGATCTAACCGTTACTCGTGGTGCTCTTGGAACAACTGCTGCTGCTCATACTAACGGAAGTGCGGTAACACTTCAGACAGTTACAGTTAATAAGACAACTATTAACGAAGAGACCTCAACAGGTGTTACGCCACCTATCATTAAGAACATTTCTACTTACGAAGCTGTTACGGAAGAGGCAGCAAATAACTGGAAATGGGCAGCAAGAACACCTGGTGTTTACGGAAACTCTATCCGTGTTGTTGCTACTGACGCAGGTCCTGACCAAGTACTTTGGTTATCCGCACCTTCATCAGGTAATGAGTGGAAATTTACAGCAGGATCTGGTGTTAGCGTAAGTGCTACTAACACATATTCTAAAGTCTTTAGTTATTCTTTGATCGTAACCTTCGAAGCAGGTTCCAACCTCGTTGGTGGATTCGAAGCAGATAACTTCTACACTGCTGTTGCAGGTAACGTTACTGGTAAGATCATTGCTTATGATGCTTCTTCTCGTAAGATTGAGTTATCAGTTGATGACACTGGTTCTGACTACCTAGAAGTTGGTGATACATTCACAGAACTAGCAAACAGTGGTGGATCTCCTGGTGCTGCTACAGGTGACTCTGCAGTTGTGGAGAAAATACAACGTCGTTTGACTGTTGCACACAACGAAGGATCAACAAACTTTGCAGCAAACCAAGTTATTAAGGATTCTTCTACAGTTACATCTGGAGAGAACGATGGTGATAACGTAACTATCGTAGGAATAGAGCAAGAGTATATTTCTCGCTTCTATGGTCCTAACCAGAAATGGTCAGCAATTGCTCCTAGACCTGGTACTTCTGAGTACGCATCAGACCGTGGTGGATTCAGAGACCTAATGCATATCCTAGTCATCGATGGTGACGGTGGTATTACAGGAGTTCCTGGATCTATTCTTGAGAAATTCTTAGATGTATCTAAGGGATCTGACGCTAAGTCACCTCAAGGTGCTAACATCTATTATAAGGATGTTATCAAGCAAAACTCCAGATATATCTGGTGGGGTTCACACGAAGCAAATACTATCTTCGATGTTGACACTAACGTTACAGGTGACATCGGTAACTCAGTTACTAACCGCAAGTATGATTTACTTAAGAACACTTATTCTCTTAAGTCACAGGATGATCCAACTGGTGCAAACCCAGTAGCAATTCCTCTACTATACACTTACAATTCTTCTACTGTTAAGTACAGTCTTCGTGGTGGAGTAGATGGATACACACTAGAGAAGGATAAGTTATTCGATTCTTACGACTTATACTCTGACGCAGAGACAGAAGAGATTGATTACATTCTCCAAGGTCCTGCAATGAGTAACCTAACAGATAGTACAGCAAAAGCACAGAAGATGCTTGACCTTGCTGCTACTCGTAAGGACTGCATGGCATTCATATCTCCTCCTAGAGACAGAGTGATAGGAGTTCCTTCAGTTAATACTATCGTAGATAGAGTAATTGAGTTCTTCGATGCATTATCTTCCACATCATACGGTGTGTTTGATAATAACTATAAGTACATTTATGACAAGTACAACGATAAATATAGATACTTACCATGTAATGCTGACGTTGCAGGTCTAACATTGAGCACTGCTCTTAACCAAGAGCCATGGTTCTCACCTGCAGGATTTAACAGAGGACAATTGAGAAACGCTATTAAATTAGCATACTCACCTCTAAAAGATCACAGAGATCGTTTATATTCTGCTCGTATCAACCCAATCTGCTCATTCCCTGGACAAGGTGTCATCCTTTACGGAGACAAAACTGCACAAGGAATAGCAAGTGCATTCGATAGAATCAATGTTCGTCGTCTGTTCTTAGTGATTGAGAGAGCAATCTCAGTAGCTGCTAAGAGTCAGTTATTTGAGATGAACGATGAGTTCACCAGACAAGGATTTAAGAATATAGTTAATCCTTTCCTTCGTGGAGTACAATCAAGAAGAGGAATCGTTGATTTCTTAGTTGTTTGTGACAGTAGCAACAACCCACCTGATGCTATTGACCGTGGAGAATTCTTCGCAGAGATATTTGTTAAGCCTACAAGGTCTATTAACTTTATCACATTACAATTCACTGCAACTAGAACAGGTGCTAGTTTCTCTGAAATCGTATCTTAATTAACCCGTTTAACTTATCAGGAGTAAATAGCAATGGCAACAACCGCACCATACGCTAAGTCGATTGATCAATTTAGAGGTAAGTTCGCTGAAATGGCAAGACCTAACCTGTTTCAGGTTAGTATCTACTTACCTAAGACTCAGCTAGCACCACTACAACCAGTAAATGATGCTGTAGTAGCATCTACTCAAGACAATGAGGGACAAGGAACTACTTCTTTAGATGAACTTACACAGTTCATGGTAAAGGCAGCAAGTTTCCCTGCATCAACTATTGGAGTTGTAGAAGTACCTTTTAGAGGTCGTCAACTTAAAATCGCAGGAGACAGAACTTACGAACCATGGTCAGTAACTGTTCTCAACGACGAAGGATTTACAATTAGACAACAGATGGAAACATGGGCTCAAACCATACAAGAGTATAAGATCAATGGATCTTCTGCTCAGAATACTGGTGAGTACATGGGTAGAGCAATTGTTGATCAACTATCAAGAGATGGTGAAATCATCAAACAGGCTACACTAGAAGGCATCTGGCCATCAAACATATCCGCATTGGATCTAGATTGGGGAACAAATGATACTCCAGAAGAGTACACAGTTGAGTTCCAAGTACAATACTGGTTACCAATTAAGGGAGAAGAGACAAGTACAACTAACACACCTCCTACAAGCTAGGAGAGTTTACTTCCCTAAATAAATATGTTATGATACAGTAAACGGGTATATTGATGTCTCAATTATTTGGTTATTCGCTTGATAGAAAGAAGGCTAAGGCTCCTAAACAAGGAACCCAGCCTTCTTTTGTGCGTAAAGAATCAGAAGACGCTGCGAGTCCAATAGTTGCAGGTGGTTATTTTGGTCAGTACGTTGAGATGGGTGACGCTGCTAACAAAGCAAGCGAAGCTGATCTCATTGGACGCTACAGAGAAATGTCACTTCATCCAGAATGTGACAGTGCTATCAACGATGTAGTAAACGAAGCAATAGCAGGAGATCTAAATGATCACCCTGTTGATATTGACCTCCAAAATTTAAAAATTAGTCAGAATCTAAAGAACGTTATTCGAGATGAATTCGAAAACGTTCTTGTTTTATTAGATTTTGATAGAAAAGCATATGACATTTTCCGCAGGTGGTACATCGACGGAAGACTTTTTTATCATAAAATGATTGATGTTAACGATCCTGCTCTTGGAATTACAGAACTACGTTACATTGATCCTAGAAAGATTAAAAAGGTTATAGAGTTTGACAAACCTAAGGATAGACAGAGAGTAGTAGATCCTGAGGTTACAAGTATCGTACCTAAGTCCGTAGAATATTACATATATTCTCCTAAAGGATTAAAAGGATACGAGAATAATGGTGTAAAAATCGCACCCGATGCAGTTACCTACGTCCACTCTGGACAGATGGATATGCAGCGTAACTATGTGCTTTCACATCTTCACAAAGCAATTAAAGCACTTAATCAGTTGCGTATGATTGAGGATAGTCTAGTTATATACAGACTTTCTCGTGCACCAGAACGCAGAATTTTCTACATTGATGTAGGAAACCTTCCTAAGCAAAAGGCAGAACAATACCTCCGTGAGGTTATGTCTCGCTATAGGAATAAGTTAGTATATAATGCAGACACAGGAGAAATCCGTGACGACAAGAAGTTCATGTCCATGTTGGAGGACTTCTGGTTACCAAGACGTGAAGG